GTGCCCGGTTGAATGCACCCTTTATCATCCGCTCATACTTTGCGAGGTTGTTATCCCATGCTGGACGCCAACGGGGTTGCGGGGCCTGATTGTAGATCCGGCCGAGCGAATCCTTGTCAACGAAACCGAGTTCCAGCCTGCGGGCATACGGGGCATCCGTCCCGATAAGAGCGACCTGCTTGAGTCCTTCGCTGGTCATTTCGACATGCACGGAGCGCCGGAGAGTGCCGGTCTTGTACTGGATGATGGCCTGCACGTCGTTCTTGTACTCGTTCGCCGCCAGTTTGACGACCGCTGCCTCGTTCTTTTTGACGTTTGCGCCGATCTTCTGAATGTCCCGGCTCATCTTGGCAAGGCAAGAGAAGTCGAACGAGAAGCCGGCCATGCCGGTGATGCCTGCCATCACAGCACCTTCTGCAGCACGGGCCACACTACCAGAATAAAGAGGGAGCCAACACCCGAGATGATGCTCAGGGCCACGGCAATCCGGCCGAGCCCGGTATCAAGCCAGGACCCGACCGCTTTCTCTCCCACGTGCAGGCTTTCCAGCGGTGCGATCTTCTTATCCTGCCTGTCGATCCTTTGGTTGAGGAAATCGGCCTGTGCCTGAAGCTCGTTATCAATCCCGTCCCGGCAGGCCCGGCAGTCGTTGGTCTTGCATTCCAGGAGCCGCTTGATATCGCCGATCTCCCTGCCGATGCCGGTCATCTCGCCCCGGAGTTCCCCGACCTCGCGCTGGATATCCAGGAGTACCTGAAAGTCAGCCATCACGTCCCTCCCGTAGCGCCAGCAGCCGCGATCTCGCACATGATATGCGACACCACCTTAACGGCAATCTCGTAGATCTGCGAGACGCTGTTGATCCGGAACGTGCCGGTGAATCCGGTCTCCGTGCTGGTCAGGGTGTCGCCTTCGGACACATCAGTACCTGCAGCGAATGTTACCGAAGGGGTGCTCACGATCACGATCGGTTTGCCCCTGAATGATTCCTGTGGAGTTGCGAGCCGGCACGATACCGTTGAGGCGATGGTCGTGTACATGAGCTGTCCGTTGATGTCGAACGCTTCCGATGTCGTGCCATTTGCCACGGCCGCACCGGGCACCGTGCCGTTGTCGCTCAGGACCTCATCGTTCTGGAACGTGCCCGTAATGGTGTGCAACAGCAGGGTGAGTGCCGGGACCGTGTAGATCGTGGCTCCCGAGGGGTCGGTAATGACCGTCCCGGGGATCCCGACAATGACCGCGGTCGCATGGCTGGTTGCACCGGCGAGGGTGGCCCCAACATGGAATGCGGCGGTACCGGCATCGTAAGCGAGGGTGGAGTTCTGGCGCTTGCCGTTGAGCGTGGCGCTGTGGATCAGGAACACTGAGGGGTAGACCATCAGTGGCACCGTCCGCGTACCCGGGATACCCGGATGCCCGTGCCGTTCACTGCTGAGACATACTGAAGGATGGCGGAGTGCGCCTTTTCTTCAAGGGCTGCGATCTCTGTCTCGACGCTGACGCTGTAAGAGAGGCCCGGCACCGATGCCGAGTTGGTCCGGCTCAGCTCGTGAGCCTGCCGGCGCTTGATCTTGGCAATGGTGAGGTAGATGCTGGCAGTTTTCAGCTGCGTGGCTGATGCCGGGGCGGTGACGCCTTTCTGCGTGAGGATATCGGCGATCTCCGCATCACTGCGGGCGATCAGGCTGGTGATATCGGCAGTGGTGGCCGTTCCGCACGCTGTACCGGATTCCAGTTGGACTTCAGTATAGGTGCAAAATGCCATCCGCTTTCTCCCACATCACTTCAAGATCGTGTTTCATCTGTCCCTCGCCATCCTGGATCTCCAAAAAGGAGAGTTCGGCTGCGGTGAGGTTGCTGCTGTCCAGCTCTCCCGCGTTCTTATCCCGCTCGTACGTCCGAGTGAGATACTTGCCGCTGTTCTGGGTGCTTAAAACCATGAGGGATATCCTCCCTCAGGCTCAAGCTCCGCCGTACTCGACGCGACCGATGGCGTTGGCAATACCGTACTGGCAGGCCACACGCATGGAGACCTTGCCGCCCACGAGATCCCGGAGCGGGTCGCGGTAGTCCTCAACAAAGAGGTCCTGTTTCATGCCGATGTACCCGACCTTCCGGCTGTCAAACAGGCACATGCCGATGTACCCATCCGTGGGTGCTCCCCAGGTGTAGGACGCGGATTTGGTCGGGGCCGATGTGGTTGTCAGATCGACACCGCACTCGAACGGACGGCAGCCGAGGATCATCGGGAGCAGGCCCGTCCGCATCTGTTCCTGTGCGACAGGGTTGTATGCGATCGGGGTGTAGTCCTTGAAGATGTAGGTCTCTACCTGCGGGTGGTAGATGAACCGGTCCGCCTGGAACCCGTCAGCCTTGATGAGCGCCTTGCATTCGCGGAGAGCGGCAGCGCCACCAAGAGCGGCAACGGCTGCGTTGATATCGTACTCATTCCCGGCATTGTCGAGAAGGACCTGGAGCATCCACTGGTTGAGGGTGTTCTCGCAGGCTTCACCGGCTGCCCGGACTTCCTGCTCAACGACCGCAAAGAGCGAATCGGCCACCATCTCCTTGGTACAGAGCGGGATTTCGCCGATCTTCTTGGCGGTCCACGTGCGAGGGGTGTAGTCCTGATTCCGGATAGTGAACTCGGCGCCTTCACCCACGAACGGGGCATACCGTCCCGATTCCCCGATGTTGATCTGCATGGAGTTGCTCTGCATCGGAATGACCGGTACCGCATCACGCATACAACGGGCGGGCTGTGCACCGTCCATAATGGTACGGTTGATCTCGGTCTGGACGAGGGTACCGGATTCGATTGCTTCCGAAAGGAGCAGCTCACGGGCCGGGTGGATCTTACCGTCTGCACCTTCGATCATATATCGGGTGCCGGTAGCTCTCTCGAACTCGGCAAGGTCACGGCTCACGATCTTCTGCTGCAGGCGTTTCTGTTCATTGGAGTCCTGAGCGTGTGCGGCTTCAAGAGCCCTGATTAAGAGTTGTGTCATGTTATCTCAGTCCTCCTTAGCTCGCTGCTGCCACCGGCGGGGAAGTCTTCACAACGATGTACCCGGTGCCGCCAACAGTGGCCGCTCCGGCTGCGATGTCGTCAATCGCGTATCCGACGGCGAGCTGCAACCCGACCACAACATCGTGGGCGAGAATCGCGGGGTCACGGACAATGCCAGTGCCGGCAACGGTAGACACGCCGATCCAGTCACCTGCATCTGCGGTGCCGTCATCAGCGGACAGCATGACCTTACAGACGCACCCGTCCATGAGGACTGTTATATCTTCTCCGGCGGTTGCCTGTGAGTGTGCGGCAATGCCGATGGGCTGGCCGGTGGATGAGGTTGCAGGGACCACTGACCGGCTAACACCGGTTGCGGCGAACGATACGATCTGACCGGCAAGAATCGCGGATGTTGCCTTGAAGGTCATGGTCAGGCCCAGGTGAGTGGGGGCGGGGTCGAATGCGACCGGGGTAGTTGCTGTCATGTTACTGCACTCCTACGGTGCCCTTCTTCCGGTCCACGGGGATGTAGAACTCCGGCAGGGCTGACAGTTCCTTGGTGTTCTCGGCGCCCGTCTTGGGGGTGCCGTCCTTCTCCAGCGCGTCAATGCGGGCTGCGAGTTCCTTGATCGTGCTGACTGCCTCGGAGAGTTCCTTGGGGATCTCAACCTTGACCTCAGCGGGTTTCTGTGCCTTGATCGCCTCTGACAGCTCCTTGATGAGCGTGCCCTGAGTGGCGATCTGTGCTTCAAGTTCTTTGGTATCCATGGTTTCCTCTGCCGGGACCGCTGCGGGTGCCGGCTCTTTCGGTGTTTCCTCAGCCGCCTCGTTGATCCTGCAAACCTTGCAGGCTCCTTTGTTCACGAAGGCAAAACCTCCGAAAACAAGGCTGGCGGCTTCCATACGGCGGGTCTGCGGGTTCTCCGCTTCATCGCCCCCGTGTTCGACGGAAACAAACCGGATGTTCTTCCGCTTGATCATCTCCTGCATAGCCCGGCCGCTCGGGGTGTTGCCATAGACAAGGAGATCAGAGAGAACAGCGGCGCGGGTGGTGCCCTCCTCGTCAACGAAATGACCAAAATGCGGATTGATGGCCTCGCTTACCCGATTGCTCTCATCTCGGGGAACCCCGCCCATGTGCCGGTTGTAGCCGGTACGGCGGATCCAGTTCCCTGCGTAAGCTTCGAGAGTCTTTGCCGGATAGAGAAGCGGGGTTTTCTGTGCGGAATCTGTCCATTCGCCCTCTGCGAGCAGCGGCACATCCCTGATCAGGAGATCGCCGGATTCCAGCTCATAGAATTTCGATGCGCTGTTGAATGCGACCTGCAACGCCCTGATGTGGGGAATGCCGTCGGGGACCTGCTGGTCGGGGCCTCCGGTGAGTGGTGGTGCATCGGGCGGAGAAATGGGGTTACCCTGTTCGGGCATGTACTTATATGAAACTCAAACAGTATAGTTTGGTTTATCCAAACTAACTAAAAGCGGGTGACCGGACGCGGTGACAGTAATCGATCACGCCTTTCCGGGTCCGGGGTGTGCCATAAAGGAGAGTGAGATGGGCGGCGACCTCGGAATGAGAGAGCCGGCCCCGTACTGTATCGATGTATGCCTGTTCGAGAGTTGAGAGAGGTTTTCCGCTGGTCAACCTGTGGATCCCCCGAAATGGTACCGGTTGTGCTTCGTGCAGAAGTCATCGACTTTTAGCATGGCCTTTTCTAGAGCGGCCACCCGGTCCTCAATGGATGGGGGGGACACGGCCATTGGGGGCACTAAATCCATCTCTCCTGAACCACTTTCGGGGATATCCTCGGCTGCATATCCTGCCGGACTCTGTTGTTCTGCGGTCGGTTCCTGCTGTGCTTTCTTCGGTTCTTGTTTCTTACTCATGCTCTCGCCTGCCTGTACTGCTCATAACACCTGCAGCCCGGGAACCTCGGGGGCTCCTGGTCGCCGCTGGTGTGTGCTTCGTTGATGGGGATCCAGCCGTCCGCCTCGTTGGTAGCGCATCCATCAGATACGCGGTCGTCGTGCGAAGTGGTCCACTGCTTCTCCATGTTCACGCCGTCGTCCTCGATGCTCTGTGCAAACGCGTGATTGCCGGCCTCATACGCCCGGGCCGATTCCGTTACCGCGATGAGTTGCGCCCTCTGCCGGCTGATCGGCCCGTCGTATAGTTTCTGGATCTCCCGGGCGGTCGTGTTGTAACTCCAGCCTTCATCCAACCCAGTGGTGACAACCCGCTTCAGGCTTTCCGCCGTTGTGCTTTGAATGTCCTTGATATACGATAATGAGCCGCCGTTCTTCCGCATCCACGCAACCGCCCGGGGGTTCGACAGGCTGAACGTGGTTTTCGCATCGAATTTCAGTTGCCCGGCCAACTGGTTTGCACCCTTAACCAGCGCGTCGCCTTCGATGCCCTTGACAATCTGCTGGAGCTCGTCCGTGGTCTTCTGCTCAACATCCTGCCAGATATCCGCCCATCGTTTCAGGGCCTCGGTGCTGACCGGGTTCTTTGCCTCCATCAACCGCACAGGCTCCGGGGCCTGCTGGACCTCCGGCATATACTCCTGCATGAACATCATCCGGAATATCACGAGCCGGGCTTGTGCCTGGAAGAACTGCTCCAGCTCCTGCGTATGGGCGCGGGCGATGCTGTCTTTCTCCCGGGTTTTCTGTAAGCCGATAGCTGCCCGGGTGAACTTGGCGATGGCCCGAGATAAGCGGGGGTTGGGGGTCATGGGTTCCGGACAGCCTCCGACAGCTCATGCGCCGCTGCTGCCATCTGCTTCATGGCGTCGATCTCCTGCTCGCTCTTGTCCTGCTGATCTTTTGGAACGCTCCGATCAAGGCGTATCAACTGATCAATGGCGCCGGGGGTCCATCCTTGTGGCGCCGGCTCATCCTCCTCTTCAATCTCCGGGATTCCGAGATCTGTATTGCTCGGGATGTTCAACCGCTGCCGGCACCACTGCCATGGGGCGACCTTCTCCGGGTTCTGCCCGCTGCGGAGTGCTGCGATCGCGGTGGATATCTGAACGAAGTCCTCCGGGTTGGCGTCCGTGAGTTTCAGTTTGATGAGGCCGGGTTTCCCGGTAATCTTGTCTATGATGTTGAGGTCCCACAGGCTTTCGATATCCCGCTGGACGATCTTGATTTTCTTCAGGAACGCCCCGATCCGGCTGACTGCGGTTGCATCGGTGGTTCCCTGGCGGACCCCGAGCAGTTCCCCGGGTACACCCTGACCTGCAAACACACGGGTCATTGAGACATCAGAATACATCTGCACGTTTTGCACCCCTGCGGTATCCAGGGCCTGAACGACAACGTCCCCTTCTGTCACGAACTGATCCTTTGCATTGAAGTTCTTGAACTGGTCTTCCAGATCATTGAACTCTGTATCGGTGAGGGGAACACGATCCGCCTGCGTGCTGTTGGCCTTCACATGCCATTTTGGGGTACCGTGCAGGCAGATCCCCGCGCTGATGGCTTCCGCAACCTTGGTATCCCGGTGGATATCGTGCACCGTGCGTTCAATGAGGGAGATGCCATACGGGGAATCCGGCCGGCTCAGGTACTGATAGTGCAGGACCTGCCTTGGCTCCAGCGATACTTTCGTGATGCTGTTGCCCCGGTTGTCAAACATCTGATCGTAAGAGGTGATCGCGCCGGTGGTGTTG